CGGACGGCCTGCCCCTGCCCATCCAGCTGCAGATCCTCGAGCCCGACTACATCGACCCGTCGAAGCACGGGCCGCTGGCAACCGCGCCCGGCGTCAACGGCGGCTTCCTCGTCAACGGCGTCCAGTTCTCACCGATCGGCGCGCGCGAGGGATATTGGCTCTACAACGGCCACCCGGGCAGCGCTCGTGCAACGTCTCTGGGCTCGACGTTCATCCCCGCGGTCGACGTGGCGCACGTCTTTTGCGCCGATCGGCCGGAGATGGAACACGGCGCGACCTGGCTGGCGCCGATCGTGCTCCGCATGAAGGACTTTGCCGACTTCGAGGACGCGACGCTCACGCGGCAGAAGCTCGCCAACGCGTTCGTCGGCGTCGTCACCGGTGAGGACGACGGCGGCATCATTCCTGGAGTGCAGACCGACGAAGGCGCCGTCGACGTCGAGGGGGAGCGGCTCGACTACATCGAGCCCGGCACGTTCCAGTACGCACGGCCTGGTGAGGAGGTGACGTTCTCCAACCCGCCCGCGACCGAGGGATACGGCGACTACACGAAGGTGTCGCTGCGCGCGGTCTCAGCCGGCCTAGGCGTTCCGTACGAGGCGCTTACCGGCGATCTCTCGAACGTCAACTTCTCGTCCAGCCGGATGGGCTGGCTCGAATATCAGCGGTCGCTGGCGACGTGGCAGTGGGCGATGTTCATCCCGCAGTTCTGCGGCTCGGTCGCGCAGTGGATGATCGATGCACTCGCCATGGTCGGCGAGGACGTCACCGGCGTCACGGTCCGCTGGACCCCGCCAGGTCGCGAAATGATCAACCCGTCGGACGAGGTGAAGGCAAACCGCGACGCGATCCGATCAGGCCAGAAGACGATCTCGCAGTGCGCGCGTGAGCGCGGCGAGGACCCCGACACCTTCCTGGCCGAGGCCGTCTCCGACTTCGAGAAGCTCGATGCGCTCGGCCTCGTCTTCGACTGCGATCCGCGCCGCGTGACCGCGGTCGGCAACCCTGCGGAACAGGCGGCCGAGGCCACCCAAGACGCGATCCGAAAGGCAGCCGCATGACCGACATCCTGATCTACGGGATCGTGGGCGACGAGTGGGATGGCCTCGACGCCAAGACCCTCTTCGGCCTGATCGCCGGCGGCGACGATGACCTGACCGTCCGCATCAACTCGCCGGGCGGCTACGTCATGGAAGGGCTGGCGATCTTCAACGCGCTGGTCGGCGCCAAGGCTGCGGGCCGCAAGGTCACCATCCACATCGACGGCCTCGCCGCCTCCATGGCCTCGGTCATCGCCATGGCGGGCGACGAAATCATCATGGCCGACAACGCGCTCATGATGATCCACAACCCGTGGGACGTCGCGATCGGCGATGCGCGCGAGCTTCGCGCGGCGGCCGACAAGCTCGACGTCATCCGCGACCAACTCGTTCGCATCTACTCCGGGCAGACCGGCCTCAGCGCTGACGAGCTCGTCCCCATGCTCGACGCCGAGACCTGGCTGACCTCCGAGCAGGCGCTCGAGCAGAAGTTCGTCACGTCCGTGATCGAGGCGTCCAGCGCCGCGGCCTGCGACGTCACCGCATTCGGGTTCCGCAAGGCCCCGGAAACCCCGCGCATCTCCGCCATGGCGATGATCGGCAAGCCGAAGGCGGCCGCGTCCGCACCTCAACGTCCACAGGAGACAACCATGGACCTCTACAAGAACCGCGCGGACCTGGTCGCCGCGATCGCCAAGTTCCAGAAGGATGGTGGTACCCAGGCCGAGATCGACAAGATCGCCGCGTCCGCCACCGCGCTCGACGCGCGCGACGCCCTCCCCGCCACCGGCGCGCTCGCCGCGGCCGTGACGAGCGGTCCCGTCATCACCAATGCCGACGTGCAGAACGCCGTGGCTGCCGAGCGCACGCGCGTCGCCGGCATCCGCGCGCTCGGTACCAAGCACGGGCTGTCGACCGACTTCATCGACGGCCTGGTCAACGGCGACACGTCACTCGCATCGGCGCGCGAGAAGATCCTCGACAAGCTCGCCGAGCAGGGCGACGCCGCCAATGTCGGCCACAACAGCCCGGCGCGGGTGACCGTCGACCAGCGCGACAAGTTTCGCGAGGGCGCGACCAATTGGCTGCTCGTCAAGGCGGGCGTCGCGCACCTCGTCGAAAAGGCCGCGGCGATGAAGGGCGAGGCCATCAAGGTCGATCCCGGCGAGTTCCGCGGGATGCGCAACGTCGATCTCGCGCGCGAGTCGCTCGAGAACGGCGGGACAAACACCCGCGGCATGCGGGATCCCGACCTGATCGTCCGTCATGCGATGACCTCGCAGGGCGCGGTGATCACGCAGACGACCAGCGACTTCCCGGTGCTGTTCGAGAATGCGATCCACCGCATCCTGCAGGCCGCCTACGCGACCACGCCGGACACCTGGACCCGGTTCTGCGGCACCGGCACCGTCACCGACTTCCGCCCGCATACCCGTTACCTGCGCGGCAGCTTCGGCGCGCTCGACCAGGTCAACGAGGCCGGCGAGTTCAAGAACAAGCCGATCCCGGACCTCGCCCGCGAGATGATCGTCGCCAAGACGGTCGGCAACATGATCAACCTGTCGCGGCAGGCGATCGTCAACGACGACATGGACGTCTTCTCCGGCCTCGCCGTGGATCTCGGCCGCGCCGCCAAGCTGACGATCGAGGTCGACGTCTACGCGCTGCTCAACAGCAATCCGGTGATGAACGACGGCATCCCGCTGTTCGACGCCCGTCACGGCAACCTTGCCGATGTCGGCGCGGCGCCATCGGTGAAGGCGTTCGACGACATGGACGCCGCGATGGGTGCGCAGAAGGATATCAGCGGCAACGAGTATCTGGAGATCGGCCTCGACCGTCTGCTGGTACCGCGGAGCCTGCGCGGTTCGGCGATCACCATCAACGGCAGCGAATACGACCCCGACGCGGTCGGCAAGCTCCAGAAGCCGAACATCGTGAAGGGGCTGCTCAGCGATATCACCGCGACCCAGCGCCTGACCGGCCCCGCATATTATGGCTTCGCCGATCCCAGCACCGCGCCCGCGCTCGAGGTGGTGTTCCTCAACGGCGTGACCGAGCCGTTCACCGACAGCCAGGACGGCTGGCGGGTCGACGGCGTCGAGTGGAAGGTCCGCCACGACTACGGCACCGGCGCGGTCAACTACCGCTCGGCCTACAAGCAGCCGGGCGCACCGGCCTGACGCCTTCCACCATCGCTGGAACCTGAGGCGGGCAGTCGAAGCGCTGCCCGCCTCCAAGCTGGAGAGCTTGCATGAAGTACCTGACACTTCTCACGGCCGCCTATGTCGGCGGCGTCCTGCGGCACCCCCACGAGGGTGCAATCCCGGTCGCCGATGACGAGGCCAAGCGGCTGCTCGACAACAAGGCGGCCGAGGATGTGACCGACGGCTTCTCAGCCGCGCAGCTAAAGGCGGCAACGCCGGAACCCGTCACCGCACCGGGCGGACCGGTGCCCGCCGAGGCCCCCGCCAACCCCCACCAGTCGGAGGTCCCGGCCTCCCCCGCCAAGCCCGCCGGACGCAAGCCCGCGGCCGAAAAGGAGTAAGCCGACATGGCCCGCAATTTCATCCAGCCGGGTGAGACCATCACCCTCCCCGCCCCGCGTGCACTCGCCAGCGGCGACGGCTTCAACGTCGGTGCGATCGTCGCGGTCGCGCTCGCCGCGGCGGCGCAGGGAGCCCCGGTCGAGGGTCGCCGTGTCGGTGTCTTCGACATTGCCAAGGCCGCGGGCCAGGCGTGGACGCCAGGCCAGAAGGTCTATTGGGATGCGACCAACAACGTCGCGACCACCACCGCCGGCGGCAACATCCTGATCGGCGCGACCGTCCAGGCGCAGGCCTCGGCCGCCACGATCGGCCGCGTCCTGCTCACCGGGCAGATTGCCGCCTGATCCACGAACGCGCGGGCGACGGTCCGCGCAGGCGGGGCTGGCTTCCTCCCCTGGCCGGCCCCGCCATCCCTTTTCCGGAGAGCGCCATGACCGACCCATTCGTCGCGGCGCTCGACGCTCTGTTCTCATCGGCGATGGCGGTCGATGCCATCTATGACGCTCCCGACGCGCCGCTGCTGCCGGTCCGCGCGATCCGCAGCCAGCCCAGCCAGGTCAGCCAGTTCGGCAACATGCAGGTGGCGCTCGCATCGGAGGCGGTCGAAGTTCGCCGCAGCGAGATCGCCATGCCGGCGCCCGGCAGCGTGTTCACGATCGGCGCCGACCGGCTCGTCATGCCGGAACACCTCCAGCCGCTGTCCGACGTCGAAGGGCTGACGTGGACTTGCTGGGTCGAGCCTGCGGCATGAGCAGAACGGCGTTCGGCCCCAAGGGCGGCGGGTGGCGCGACATGCACCGCAAGCTTTCCCGCGCCGCGATGGGTGTACCGGAAGAACGTCAGCGCGCCATCCTCCATGAGGGCGCTGGGCTGATCGTCGTTGAGGCCAAGCGGCTCGTTCCGGTCGACACCGGTCAGCTGCGCGACAGCATCCAGGTCACGGACGACCTCGGCGCCCGCGTGTACGGCAAGCTCAACGGCTCCGGCCTGTCGGTCTACGTTGGCCCGGTCGGATCGACTGACGATGGCGACGTCTATTACGCCAAGTTCCAGGAGTTCGGCTGGCTCTGGAGCAAGGGTCAGCCCTTCATGCGTCCGGCGATCGCATCGCAGCGGCCCGCGGCAGAAACGCTGGTCCTCACCCGCATGCGTGCAGCGGCGCTGGAGACGATGCGATGAGCCTGCTCGACGCTGTTACCGCGCGCCTGCTGGTCGATCGTCAATTCGCCGGGCCGCAGGGTAAGCGCATCGGCGCCAGCCGACGCTTCGCAGCACTGCCCGGTACCGCGCTGCAAACGATCACCGCTCGGCGCGACGAGCACTACAAGGGCGCGCAGGCGAGCGAAGACGGTGTCCAGCTGGACGTCTGGGCGCCAACCGAGGCGCTGGCCTCGGCGCTGCGCGACCGCGCGATCATCGTGTTGCGTCCCGCGGGCGTGTTCTCCGGCATCCGGTTTCGCCGCGCGCTGATCACCAACATCCGCAGCGGTGCGGAGCAAGGTCAGGGGCCGCAGGAAGCGGTGCTCAACGCCCGCCTCGCCCCCGAAATCTACCGCGCGAGCATCGACTTTCTCTTCACCTACACGCCCGCCTGACGGGCCAATCTGGAGGCGCATCATGGACGCAAACGGCAACAGCGAAGCCCAGGACGGCTACGGCTCGGGCTTCTTCCTGCGGGTGGGCGGGACGTGGATCGAGATGGACGAGGTTACCGACATCCCGATCGCAGACCCGACCGCGGACGATTACGAGGTCACCCACTTCAAGTCGCCGGGCAAGACCAAGGAGTATCGCGCCGGCTGGAACGAGCCAGGCGAAGGCTCGCTGGTCGTCAACTACATCGCAGGGTCGCCGACCGACGTCGCACTGAAGGAAGCGCGCGCGAGCGGCGAGGTGTGCCCGTACGAAAGCTACGTGCCGGCACCCGACGACAAGTGGATGAAGACGGAGGGCTACCTCATCGTAAAGTCGCGCGGGCGGGCCATCCCGATGGCTGATCGCATGACGCAAACGGTCAACGTCCGCTTCACCGGCGCGCCGGTGGAGGCGATCGCCGCGACCCAGCGTGACGTGACCCCATGATCGGCGAGCAGACCTTCGACGCCCTCGGCCATCGCTGGCGGCTCATCCTCAACAATTCGGCGCAGTGCCTGATTGAAGAGCGGTACGACCGCGGCTTCTTCGCGGTCCTGACCGACGCGTTGCCCAACGTCTCGCCGTCGGTCGCTCTCGCGGTGAGCGAGGCGCTCGCAACGGGCAAGGCGGTCCCCGATGCGGTGGCCACCGAAGCCGCGGCGGCGATGAAGGGCATGCGCCTCACGGTGCTGCGCGACCTCGCCTGGGCGGGGCTGCAGCGACACCACGCGGGCACGGCGGTCGAGAAGGTCTCGGACATGATCGACGATCTCGGCTTCCAGCAGTTCGGCGAGATCATCGGCAAGGCCGTCCGGGCCGCGCAGGGTCAGCAGGAGGCGGCCGACGCCACCCCGGGAAAGGCACCGCGCGGACGCAAGCCCCCCGCGACTTGAACGAGAAGACCGACTGGGATGACCTGCTCCGGCGCTGGTGCCGGGCAGGCTTCCAGCCGGGCGAGTTCTGGTCGACGACGCCGCGCGGGTACGCGGCGGCCATGCGCGGGGCGGACGATGCTTCCGACGACCGCTTCAACCTAGTGCTGTTCGGAGCATGGCGGACCGAAGCATTCGCCCGCGTCGACAAGCTCCAGCAGTTCAAGACCTACCTGCGCAGCAAGGCCAAGTCGGCACGCGATGCGGTCCGCACCACTGCGGCCGAGATTGCAGCCTCGCTCCGGGACAAGCCCGGCGCCGCTACCACCATCGTCAACCGGCCCCGGCCGAAAGCCCGCAAGGAAGGGAGGTAACCCATGCAGCAGCTGATGGCCTCCCTCGTCTTCGGCATGTCCGTCGACGATGCCGCCTACCGTGCCGGGATGGCGTCTGCCCGTGGCGAGGCGCGTAAAACTGAGCAGGATTTCGACCGCGCAGGTAGCGGCATGGCCGATGCGATCCAGCGTTCGGCGCTCGCCGTGAACCGTGCCGCGCTGTCGATGGTCGATAGCTTCAACAACGCGGTGTCGGGCGTGAAGCGGGCCGGGCTCGCCATGACGGTCGGTCTGACCGTGCCGCTTGGGCTGGCGGGCAAATCGGCCAAGGACACGGCGTCGGACTTCCAGGCCGCGATGGGCAAGGTTCAGGCGGCCATGTTGACCGCTGATCCGCGGGAGATCGA